GTGTTTCCGCCCGCCGTGTCCACACAAGCATGTGATTGCAATATGTCGTGTGGTACATTTTATGGGCGGTCACAGCTGCACCAATGGCCGCAATGTCTGCCGCAGGGTATAACCTGCACAGTTGACCGTCGGCGTGATAGGGGTAGCCCGGCGCACCCTGTGCCACGGCTGTAAAGGCCGCAGATAGGTTGATTTGGTCGGCTTCTGTTAAGCTAAACTGTTCCGTGCTTCCGCTGGGCAAATCAACCTCGCAGCCGGACGTGATGGCTGCATTGGCGGCGGCGGAGAGCTCGGCGAGCTTGGTGCTGCGCAGGGCTTCGACGTCTTCGGGCGGCTTCTCCTCCTGTGCCACAGCGGTGATGATGCCGTCCTCGATGGTGAGTAGGATAAAGGGCAGATAGGCCGCCGCCTCATGCTCCAGCTCGGGCGGGACGGCCAGCCAGCCGTCCGGGACTTTGGTAAAATTGCCGGACTGGTTTGCGTGTGCGCCGTTTTCTTGCGGCTCAATTTTGATTATTAGCATTTTTATCCCCCTTATTAGCTAGAGCCGATAACCATGACGGCATATCGGACTCCGGCGTTGTTTAGCTGAGCCGCTGCATTAATCGTGCTGTACCAACTCACATGGTTTCCATGCCATGCTATAGTAACAATTGTACTGTTCGCGATATTGCCTATATGCGAATCTGATTGCCATGGGTAGCCGCCGAGGATATCTATCCCGGAATTTACCCCAGTGGCTGGCCTCNCAATTACAATTTTAGGCCGGAATCCGACTTCAATCGTGTTGGGTGCATTAGCCCCGGACGTTCCTGTCCCCACGTATTCCAGTTGTGCGATGCGGAGGAACCCTCCCACGGTTTCGCCTAACACGGTTTCTGCCGTATTTACATATTGCGGCTCGGCAAACATATTTCCGGCGGCATCCTCATGCCAGACGACCTCAAAATCCTCCGGGAGTGTGAAGGCGGGGAATATGCCGTATTGTGTCGTTACGTTAGTCCAAGTCACCGAGCCCGAGGCATTCACTCCCATTGCAAACAGGCTTGAAGTTTGACTTCGGAGTGTCCTTGTCCACTGAACAACGCCTTTTGTGCGCAATGATGCGGCTATGGGGACAACAGTTCCTTCTACTGCAGTCGTTTCCGACAACCCATATTCGGCCAACGACAGCAGGAAAAACGACCTACTCAGCGTTTGCACCGCTGGGTTTGCATTACTAATGCCGGATGGGATGTTGGTGCTTCCTATCGCATTTTGGTCTGCTTGGCTAAATCCAGCTTTGTACGCCCCGTTAAGCATAGCGTCAACAGTGCTAATCGAGTATGAATTTGACGCCGATGTCCCCCAAGCTTGATTTCCAATATTTTCTGCCGCAATTGCAAGCCCACGACCGGCACCATTTAGGGCGGACTGATAATTATGCTGCACAAAAATGAATCGTTCAGCAACCCCGTTGCGAAACATATAGAATGTGTTGCCCGGTGCAAGGCTGCTGACTAACCTGCTCCGCTTCACTGTCAGCGGTGTGCGGCGGATGAGGGCGGCGGCAGACAGGATAGACAGGATGGTGTCTGGCACTGCGGCTGCGGATTGGCCGTATAGCGCTTTGGTTGCATCAAGCAGTGATTGCGGTTTGGTGTAGGCATTCACCTGCGACGGTACGGCCATTCCGTCAGGGCCCATTGCTACCACGCCGTTCGGCTGCCCCTTCTCCGACGTTGGAATATAGTCCATAGCGGGCATGTTCTCCGCTGGAATTTTTTTATCCGGCCCCAGTGGGGCGACGCCGTTGGCGGCACCCTTTTCAGCGGTCGGGATATAGGGCAGCGGCGGGATTTGTGGCACTGGGATTTTCCCGTCCACCCCCAATGTCGCAAGGCCGCCGGGGATGCCTTTTTCGGCGTCAAGCGATTCAGATAATGTTTTCCCTATAGTCTCCATCAACTCTGGTTTTAGAGTTCCATCCACGAAATCTGCTACGTCATCCGCAGTCATCCAAGCCTCTGCCGGATAATTCATATCAACTTCGATTCCGGCCGTCACCGAAATACTTACCGGGTAGCGCCGCACGTCCGGTGCTGTTCCCGGCGTGTATGCTGCGACATGTTGCTTTGCATCGCCTAACGACCCGTAATAAATCATTGTTTCCGGCATGGCGGCAGTCTTGGCAAATATCGCAAAACCACCAATCCAAAATTCTTCTTCCAGTCCGCCGTTTAGGTCGCTGCGGTATTCAACCATCATATTGACCGCATTGCCGTCCACCAGCGGAATCGTGCTCGTTCCATTCGGCCCCGGCTCAATCGGCGCAGTAAGCAAACGTGCAGTAGCAGCATTTTCCGCAGTCCCCTTTTCCATGACAACCTTGGTTAATACCAGCGTTTCGCCTGCAACCATTTCTGTCAGCATTTGATTGCCACCCTCCGTGATGACAAAACCATAAAAAGCCATAATTCCTCCTTTCTTATCTACGCTTCAGGTAATTCCGTTTGCATGTATCCTCTACCCATACGCCCCGTAAATATCACAATTTCCGGTTCCATGGTTGCGATTGTAATAATTTCATCAATCCAAGATGATAGTCGTTTTACTGAATTCAAAATTCTGCGGAATTCATCCAAATCCCCAGGCTCGACAGCACCTCCGTTTTCGCCGACATACGCCCTAAAGTGGTGCGGCACACCGCCATATTCTGGCCACTCCTCAATGTATCCGTTGCCAAAAATGATTTCAATGATCATATTGATTGCCTCTGGTGTTCCCACCCGCATGTAAAATGTCAGAGTGTCTTGAATGAGCGCCCGCTTTACGTCGATTGGATAACTCTCCTTGTAAACCGGCGTGCGCAGTTCCACCGCCAGAATATCCAGTACTTTGTCCGGCAAACTTGCAATTGCGGCATAGGTTCGGGCTGCATCCGCATAGGAGCAAACCTTTTCGACCTGCCGCCCCACTGCAAAGGCAAATGCCTGCACCTCCACATCTCCCGCCATATTTTCCGGCAGAATATCGGTGAATCTCCCTGCTTGCAGCCTAGTCATCTTCCAGTCCTCCGTAATTGACAGTGGCTTCCCCAAGAATGGCGGAAACCTCGGTCCTTTCCACGGCGGTGAATGTCGGAGAAATTATTTCCACTCGCTTTGCGCCAGCCGACATCACAAGGTTTGTTAATTTCGACGGGTTAATATCCCTTCCGATGGTCCTCTGCCAAATTAGATAATCCTGCACTGCCACTTTCACGGCAGCTTGAATCGCCACTGCCTGAGCGCTTGCGCTTCGATTGATGTAATATGTCAGTTCGACGGTGTATGTCACTTCCTCTGGCGCCGAAATTGTCACCAAATCAGTCATCGGGCGAATATTCCCATCTCGCAAATAGTCTTGCAGTCCATGTATCATTTCTTCGCCCGGTGTCGCACCATCCGCCATCAAAAACAGAATATCAACTTCGCCTGCGGCTTGGTCACTTGTTGCCACCACATCGCCTATAGCAGTGCTATATTTTTTTGCGTGGAAGATGTAGCCCGCCTCCGGTCCCGCAGTGGAATACCCGCTCGGAGCCAAGTAAATTCGCTCTGCATAGCTTTCATCGCTCTCACGTTCTGCACCGCCAGCACTCTCCGTTATGTTAGATACGCTTTCGACTCTCGGAATCGGGTCTGCCAAATTCGATAGTTCGCCCACGGCAAAACCATTTCCGTCAGTGCCCGTGATGGTGCATTCCGCTGGCACATCAACGGTCATTTCCCCGATCGGGACCTCGGCATATTCCGTCGTCCTAAAAAATATTTGCCCCGCAGATGCTCTTGTGTTGAGTGGAATTCCCACCGCTATCGGGCTGACAGCGGAAAGCGTAAAGCGAAGCGTCGTTGTCGCCGCCCTCGGTTCCTCTCTGGCTACGCCTTTTAGTGCGCCCAAATTGTCAAGAAATTCTGCGTAGCTATATTTTAGCAGCGACTGTTTTCCCGCACGGTCAACATACTGCATCGCTTGATAAATCTGCGTCGCCGCCGCATATAGCTCCATCCGCCGCTCCGAGATCCGTGGCAGCGTCACGCTCACCACGGCCGCCTCCGTCGCAAACGCCTCAAAATCCGCCACCATCTCGCTGCGCACGTCGTCAATTTCCTTGTTGTCGATAAAACTGACATCCGGAATATTTTGAAATGCGGTATTAGTTTGCACCTGTAATCACCACTTTCGGAATTATTGTCCCGGCTTCCCCTGCGGACCATGTCACAGCTCCAACCCGCACCTCCGGAATAAATTGCGCAATTTTTCTGGTAATTTCTGCCGTGTACAGACTTTTTGCCGTTTCCGTCGGCATATCCAGAAAATCCATATCCAGCCCGAATTCACGGTCAAGGGGAACCGTCCCTTCACGTGTCGAAAGCAAAAGTGAAATTCGCCCATCCAAATTCCTGACCGCAATTTCTGCATCCGAATATTCAATCTCAAAATTTTCTATCATGTATATTCCTCCAGCGTAATGGTCAGCGTCGCTTTCGCCAGTTCTCCACGGTT